TTCAACAAACTGACGAAGTAGGTGCATCAGGCACTTATGCAGAAGGTGGAGGAGCACTAACATCTGTAACACCAACTCTATCGAGTGATACTGCTGTTTGTGATTTTAATGACATATCATTTACAAGTGCAACTATTTCTGCACAAGCTGCTGTTATTTATAACAGCTCTACTGTGTCTGGATTAACCACTAATGCAGCCGTTTGTGTTCTTGATTTTGGTGCTGTTAAATCTTCAACGTCTGGTACGTTTACAATTACGTTTCCAGCTGCTGAAGCAACTGCTGCAATTTTAAGAATAGCATAGGAGATAAAACATGGCCTCTATCCAAGGATGGGGCCGACAAACTTGGAACAGTGGTGCCTGGAACCAGCAAGCACCTGTATCTGTTACAGGTAATGGCCTCACGTCATCTCTAGGTACTGAGACAGTTGCCACTGACCAAAATATTTCAGTAACAGGTATTGGACTTACCTCTACGGCAGGCACTGCTGTTGGAACTGGTATAGCTCAAGTTAACCCTAGTGGAGTCGCACTTACTGCATCTTTAGGTGAGGAATCACTTTCAACAGATCAAAACATATCAGTATCAGGATTAGGTCTAACTTTATCTTTAGGTAATGAATCGTCAAGTGTCACGAAAACTACTGGTTGGAACCGCGATACAGACATTAATACTGGTAATTCTATTGGTTGGAGTGAACAGCAGTGGGGCGCTGTAGGCGGATCATTTGCTCTTACAGGTCAAGCTTTAACTTCATCTATAGGCGATGAATCTTTAACTACTGATCAAAACATTTCAGTTACTGGATTAGGCACAACATCTGCATTAGGGACTTTCTCTATATCAGGTGATGGACAGATAACTGTTGTAGCTGGTTCTGAAACAGCCATGCAGTCAGCTGTTGGCACAGCAGAGGCTGATCCTGAGTTTGTTGTGTTCCCAAGTGGTAATGCTTTAACTTCAGCTTTGGGCACAGTAGAGACATCTATCTTCCTTACAGGTGTAGGATTGACATCAAGCCTTGGTGATGAAACTCAAGAGACAATTTATACAGCTCCAAGCGTATCAGCTACCTCTAATGTAGGAACAGTTGCGGTAACTGGAAGTTCGACTTTGACAGTGACTGGTAATTCTGTTACAAGTTCACTTGGTACTCTACAAGGCACCTTCTGGTCAGAAGTAGACGACTCAAACAGCGATATTAGTTGGACAGAGGTTCACAAAGCTGCATAAAAGTTTTGACAAACTTTAATTTTTAACTTTATATAGGAGACATTATGAGTTCGACATATTCGACAAGTTTGAGAATAGAGCTACAAGGCACTGGTGAAAATTCAGGAACTTGGGGTACTATTACAAACAACAACTTTTCTCAATCTTTAGAGTTTTCTATTGCTGGCGTCGTAAATGTAGCTTGTGGTGACAACGCAGTTACAACTTTAACTAATGCCGATGGACCACAATCTCAAGCAAACAACCAAGCTAGAAACGCACATATAAGATTAACGGGAGCACATGGAGCTGTGAGAATAGCTCAGTTTCCAGCTACACAAAAAATTTATTTAATTACTAACGCAACAACTGACTCTGGATCTTCAGGTCCTTATGCTATGACAGCAAGACTTGGATCATCTGGAAATACTTTAACAATTGAAAACGGAGCTACTAGACTAGTCGCTACAGATGGAACAAACTGGTATGATGTTTTTGCTGGACCAGGAACAGTTACTGCTCCAGTAGATCTTAATGGTCAAACATTAACTCTAGATGAAGATGCAGATACAACTATCTCAGCAGCTTCTGATGACGTAATTACATTTAAGGTTGCTAACACAAATCAAATAACATTATCAGATGGTGCTTTATCACCTTCTACTACTAATGATATTGATCTTGGAACAGCATCTTTAGAGTTTAAAGATGCATTCTTTGACGGCACAGTTCGTATGGATGCTATCGGTTTTGGTACTACCTCAATGGCTTTACCATCAGCTGATGGAACATCAGGACAATTTATTCGTACAGACGGATCTGGAACTTTATCTTTTGCAACAGTTAATACTGATACAGCTTTAGACGATATAACAACAGGGGATGCTGCATCTACTTTAGCAACTTCCGCTGGTAATATTACTATTGATGCTCAGGGTAACGATACAGATATTTTATTTAAAGGAACAGACAACACTGCTGACATAACCATGCTTACTTTAGATGGTAGTGAGGCTGGAACAGCAACATTTAATTCAGGTGCTGTTTTTGGAGGATCAGTTTTACCTTCTGCTGATGATACTCACGATTTAGGATCTTCAACAAAACAGTGGAGAGACATATATACAGGTGACTTAAATTTAAATAATACTAAAACTAGAGCAAATGAAGTTGATGGGACTTCAGGCCATTGGACTATTCAGGAGGGCGATGAAAATCTCTTTATCTTAAATAGATTAAATGGTAAAAAATATAAATTTAACTTAGAGGAGATTGCGTAATGGCTTTAATAATAGGTGGTGTAACCGTAACAGGAACACAAACTTTAGATGCAACGAAACTTACGGGCAACTTGCCTGAAATTTCAGGTGCGGATTTAACTAATTTGCCAGCACCCTCTGCCTCAGCTGTCGGCACTGCAATGTCGCAAATGGGTGGTCAAGATGTTGGTGGAGTTTTTGCTGGTTTAAATACAGGAACAAGTAGTTCAAATACACCAGGTACTATAACTAGTCAGATATTATTTGCAGGATCAGCACCCCATGCTGGTGGTTATAACACTGGGGCTACACCAAGTGGCACATCAATGTCGTTATACAGAATAGCTGCATCTAATTTTGGTATATTTAGACGTGTTTCATAAAGGAGATAAATAATGGCAATAGATATAGAAACTTCAGTTATAGCTTTACAAAACCCTGTAAGAAAATATGCCTTTAGTCTAAAAACTGATGCTAATGGTGAATTAGAAATGGGTAGTGATGGTAAGCCTATTAAAATTTTTAATGTATTTGAAGACGACGGCACAACTAAGAGAACTACGATTGAATGTGACGTTAAATGGACTCATAGAACTGAAGCAGTTGGAGATATATGGGAACCTTTTATGTGTACACCTTGGGATACAGCGGCGCACGGTCAAAAACTTTGGACTGATTTAAATAATGGAGTTTATGGAGCCATTGATGAATCAGATTTAGAGGGTTGGTGATCCTCAAAAATTGTTGTAAAATTAAAAGATAAAGATCTTCTAATTCTATCTTTGTGTTTCAATTTAAAGGGCATAACAAAATGTTGATGACTAGCTTGAAAAATATAGAAATCACCTACAGCTGGTTGAAATGATATACAATTTTCACCATCCACAGTTGTAAAAGTCAAGCAACCATTCATAGATTCTTTATTTAAATTTGTTGGAGCAACAATTTCTGGTGTTTTTAAAAATAAAACAGTTGAGTAGCCAGAGGCCTTTTTTGTTACTGGGTCTATACGATGAACGTGAGGTGGGTTAAAATCACCCTCAACCATGTCATTTATCCACGCGCCATCTATATGATAATCTTTTATTGGAGTATTTTTACTTTTAAGTAAATGTGCTGTGTTTTGTACATAATCTTGCATACAAGAATACATAGAGTAAATTATTGGCACAGAAGATAACATATTCATAATATTGGTTTCTTCTTTTACATTACCCGCTAATTTATGACTGAAATCTTGTAGAGTTGATTTTTTTGCATCAAATATTTCATTTAATTGATTTATTTCATCTATCTGTAGATGATACTTACCTATAACTTTTCCACTAACTGTAAAATCTGCTTGCATATTTTATCCTTTCAAAATTAATTTATATATTCAAACCAACCTGTTAAAATATATTTATCACCTTTTAACGAAGTATTACCTCTGTGTACGTGTGTCCATGAGGCAGGAGCAATAATTAGTCTGCCTTCTTTTGGTTGCACTCTTTTATTTTGATACAAAAATTCTGTCTCTCCTCCTTCTTCAATATTATTTAAATACATTAAGAAAAATAATGCTCTGCTAGAATTTTGTAAACTTGAATTTTCACTATGCCAAATATGATAACCCTCACTAGGAGAAGTTTTTTGTAATTTAATATTTGGATTTAAAAAAATCTTTGATCCTGATTCAAAAGCTGTTTTATATCTTTCTACATAATCTAAAAAAGCAAGGTTAATAATATTATGGAATTCATTTAATAAATTAATGTTAAAATTTAAGAGAGTGTTTTCTTGTTCTTGTAATAAATAATAATGACTTCCGGTGATTAATTTTTCGTCTTTGTTTCTGTTTATTAATTCTAAATTTTTTAAGTGATCAAAAACTTTTTTACAAAAAACATCAGTATTATCTATATCATACACTCCTATAAAATCTGTCATATTCTTTTTTTTACATGAATACCATAAATTTGTTGTCAAGAAAACAATTTATAAAAATACTATTGCGAACGAAATAAATATGCTTAAATTAGGTTCTCACCAAAATTAAAAATCTAGGAGATAAATATGGATAATGAAGACACAAATAAAGCTATTGCTTATCTAGCAGACAAATTAAGTAAATTTCACTCAGAACTTTTAGCAGTTAAAAGAGACCTTGAGCGTCATATAAAAGACGCAGCTAACCATTGTCCTGATGATTGTGAATGTAGAAAGTCTTAAGATTTAGGGGTTTCACCCAACATATCTTTTAATGATGGAGCAAATACTTTGACATCTCGTCTAACTTTTTCGACAGTTGTTGAAGTGTTTGGATCATCTATATCAGCTTGCATGGCTTCTTCAGATTCATATTCTTGACCAGTATCTATATTAGTAAGCGTTGTTTCTGTCTTAACATTGTATTTTGGAACAACCCTTCCATCTTCTAGGGTTACTGTTCCTATTTGTTCAGCATCTTTTACTATTGGCATTTTACTCTCTCCATCTTAAATTAAAACTTAAAATAATTCTATCTTGGTTTGAATTATTTTGTTGTACCTCATGTTGTAACCATGATGGAAAAAAAATCAAGTTATTCTCTTTTGCTTCCCATTGTACGCTATGAGCAAAATGTACAGATAGATCTTGGTTTTTAGGTGGATCAAGCACCTCTGATTGTGGTCTGGGTTCAATAAACACAAGATTACCGCTATTTTTAGGCACTTTAATATAATATACACCAGATAAAAAATTTAAAGGATGTGTGTGAACTGTATTTCTAGCACCTGGTGGATTTATCATACCCCATAATCCTGTCATTTCAGGGCCATATTTTCTCTCTACACTTAACGCATTAAAACATTCTTGTGCTTGAAACATAATGTCTTGTGTTATTTTTTCAAAACCTTCATGCAAATACAAATCTTCTTTGCTGTGCCACCCATTTACATTTGATTTTGGTGATCCAACTTTATCTTGTTTTTGTAAATCATAAAGTTTTTGTTCTAAATTATAATCGTTTTGCAACTCTGTGGTGAACACAGGAGTAATAAACATACCTTGCAATTTCATTCTTTTTCCTTTCTAAAGTTGACCTTTTGTAACCTCCATATCAGCTACAGTTATGTGAACTTGATTGGCTGCGTTAGCTTGTACTTTCAACACGTCAGATTCTTGCAAGACAATCATGCCTCCAGTAATTCCGTCGTGCTGATTTAATAAATCCACCGTTGCTCCTGCAGCTATACTTTTTTGGTGAAACTGTTTAAATGTTGCAGAACTTCTAACTGTTTGTACATCCAAAAGTGTAGCACTACCAGAATCATTACAAACAATTAAAGATTTAATTATTATAGTAGTTGGCGGAACAGGTGGTGTAGCACCCGGATTAGCTGTTGGCACAGTTATTAAAGTTGTTAGGTCTGTCGAAGTGACATCCAACATAGGTCCTCTGAATGTATTAGCCAAGGAAAAATGTCTCCGATTCTGTTTCTTCTTTTAAATCTTGTTGATAGTTAGTATTTAATAAAAGTATAATTTGATCAAGTAATCTAATCATTTGGTCAAACTGACCAGCATCATATTCTGGCGTTGCATTAGGTAATCTTGTTATCGTGATTTTAGCCATAAAAACCTCCATAAAATGGAAATAAAGAACCAACACCTTCGCGATTTGGTTGAGATGCCATGTACATACCTTGTCCTCTGTTTCCTAGTAAGCTAGCAATACCATCCTCTAACCTATCTAATCTTTCATTTAAACTAGAAAATTGTTTTTCAAAAGGATTTACACTGGCAACAGTCTCTGGTCCAGTAACAGTTACAGGAAGTGCTTTAGTGCCGTCTAACAAGGGTGGCGCCTGCACTCTCTCTTCATCGCCAGTTAAAACAGGTCTCCCTGCAAATAAATTTAGTGAATCATTAGGACCAGACACTTGAGCTAAAGGTTCAAATTGTTTTAGACTATTATCTGAAATCATATCTTCCTTACCTACCGATTTCATGTATGACACTAAATTGCCTATAAAGGAACCATTACCTGTAATAGGTAAACCATTTATTTCTATTGTTCTAGAATCTTGTTGCATTTGATTTACGTTTTTAGCAAAATCAGATTGACCAAAACCATCTAATATTTCTTTAGTAACAGGGTTAGTATAAACTTCTGTTAAAGGTGGAGCGTCTTGTTTAGGAGGAAGAATAAGACCACCCGCTAAGGGATCAATTTTCGCGCCCATATTAGACATTTGCATTTCCCCTGTTAAACCACCAGCTAAAGGATTTTGATACATAGGTCCAGTAATCATCTTCTACCGTCTGGTCTTAATTCTAATTTTTGTGAGCCTAATCTCCAAGGTGTATCATTAACTGTATTAGTTGTGTATCTAATTTTTACTGCTCTACCTCTACCTCTAACACTTACTTTTTCTGTGGTGCTAGTAATACTTGCATTCGACGTAACATTAGAGGAGGATTGTGGGTATTGCTCTAATGTAAGTCTAGCCGTCATAGTGTTTGCTAAGTTAGTAAAATCAGGAACTAATTTATTAACAGACATTAATTGATCACCGTCTGCTATCTCAACAGAGCCTGTTTCTAAAAAAGCTGTGATTGCTGTGCCATCTGCTTGATTATTGCCAGACTCATGTTCGTATATGAAAGAAGCACCGGATGTTAATCCTAAAATGGTAGAAACGTTAGCTGTGGTGCTAGCATTATATTCAGTAGCAATAGGTTTTTCATATACATAAGCACCAAGCCAAGTAGTTCTCCCTAAACTCAATGTGTACCAAGTGCCTTCTAAATAATTATATGCAACAGCCCTATCTATTTGAGATGCGTTTGCAGAGGGGTAATACCAAATGATCTCATTGTAAGCTGTGTTCAATCCTACAGCTATATCATTTTTATTTGTATAACTAATGTCGTCAAAAACAAAATCTTGCACTGAACAAGGCATTTTTTTAACAACACCATCATATAAATAAAATGCATCATCAGACATCCAATAAGCTATGCCGTTGACTTCTATAGCTGCGTGTTGAGCTATGAGACCTGAATTTGCACCAAGCTGTCTAAGCCCAAAGGTAAAAGGCGATCCAACAAATTGAATGCCGTGTAAGGATGTATCTGTCCACACAAGTATTTGGCCGGCTGATTTAACAGCGCCAACAATTTTTGATCCATCTGATATACGTAAAGATCCTGCCTCATTGGTAGCGACTGGTGTAAAATCTGTTGCATCTTCTCTATCTGAAAATCTAAAAAATAAATCATCCTGTGAGGATTCAGTGCCTATTGTAGTCTCTGTGCCAAAAATCAACAAATGTCTTGTGTCTGTTGAAACAAGACTAAATCTTGATGCGGTAGGAGCATTAGATAAAGCTGTTGCCCTTGTGCCTACTCCTGCAGAAGTGTCCCAAACAAAAGTACCTCCATCTAAGACAGTAGCTATTAGATCTTCACCAAAATTATCTAATGACCAGTTTCTTCCTGCAATAACAACATCAGATGCAGAGCTTGCAGTGCCCCAAGTGCCACTACTCCATGTGTCAGTGCCCCAACCTAATCCATATGTTGATGTAGCTGGTCCTACGTTTATTTGATATTTTGCATTACCTGATCCACCACCTCCGGATGTTGAACCAGATGCTGTGCTAGTATGTGTTACTGTATAATTATTTGCATCAGTTATAGAAGTTATTTCAAATTCTTGATTCATGTCCAAACCGTCTATTGATGAAAAAGAATCAAAAGTAACAAAATCACCAAGTTTTGCATTGTGTGTGGTATCTGCTACAGAAACAGTGGTTGTACCATTTGTTGTGAAAGGATTTGTTAAGGCCTGAGTTTCACGAATTGGAGTTATGTCATATACGGCTCCTTCGTTATAAATGTATAATTTTCTGTCTGTACCCAAGGCTAAATATCGTAAACCGTCTAATCCCATCCATGAATGCGAGTCTCTTACGACGCCGACTATGGTTCTATTAGGATTAGGTAAATTTGTCCAGCCACCCCATCTTTCTGGTTTTCCATAATGAAACCTAACAAAATCAGAATCTATATATTTACGATCGTCACCGGCTGAATATGCTGTGTCTTGTTTATCTATTCCAGGTCTAAATTTTAAGTCTACTAGCTGCATTTGACCCAGTATTGTATACTAAATCTTTGTTGAGTAAAAGATACATCTTTTCCTGATTTTGATAAAATAGGTGTAATGCAATGATTAATATAACTAGGAAAAACTACCATAAGATTATTCCTACTTGGAATCTCTACAATTTTACCCTCGTCCATAAATAACATATCTCCACCTTCTAGCTCGTCTCCTTCATTAATTATTAAATTAAAGGTAAAAAATTCAGTGTCACAATGCCAATCATAAAAGCCCCCATTGTTATAACAGACAACATGTATTTTTGCTTGTAGGTCTTTTTTTAAAAATTTAAAAACATTATCTCTGCCTGAATTTTGCAGGAAAGAAAAGAACCCTTGGTTATAAAATCTAGTGTTCAAACTTAGTATGTTCTCATTATTTTGAGGGGTCTCACCAAAATTAATCCAATAATCAAAACCCCCGCATGATTTATTAAAAGCAGAATATTTTTCTTTTTGTTTTGTTAAGGTGTTAACCCCATACCATTCAGGCATTTTAAATGCATTAATGTTTTTAATTAAATCATTTTGCACGTTTTCAAAAATAACAGGTGGTAAAAAATCTTTACAAATAATTATATTTTCCGAAACGTATTCATATCTCATTTTTCGACTCCTTTAAACTGTGTACCAACATTACCTCTAAAAGCATAGTTGCCATAATGTGTCATGCCAGATAAAACATCAGCATAAATTTTACCGCCCATGTTTTGCCATAAACGACAAAAAGCGTAATCCTCTGATAGATATCTTTTTGTTTGTGGTTCTATCATGGTATCAAAAAAAGCAAAATTCCAATCTGATGTTTTGTGATAATTAAATTCTGTTTCGTGCGATTGATTTATATGTTGATCAGGTTTAAATTGTAAATTTGGATAAACTTTAGCCATTCTTTTAAAAACTTCTTTTTTTATTAACATGAAACCTGTTGGGCCATCTAAGACCTCAATAAATCCATTTTCTAATAAAATTTTATCAGGGTCTTTTACATTTAAATTATATTGTAATGATGCTGCTAAAAGTTCATCTTCGGATATATCAGGATTTTCTTTCAATCTTTTCTTAACTTTCATCCAATCAATAGTTTTTCTTGGATATATGCCAGTGACCACTTCTTTGTCATACTCTAACATTCTTACTACAGCATCCGGATTAAAAGCTAAATCGGCATCTATGAATAATAAATGCGTGTAGTTTCCATCCATGAATAATTGAACTAATGTATTACGAGCTCTAGTAATTAAAGACTCATTACCTATTGTTGCAAATTGTAATTCTATTTTATTTGCGGCTGCTAAAGATACTAATTGCATGCAGCTTTTAAAATATTCTGTGGTAATAAGACCGCCGTAACAAGGAGTTCCAACAAATACTTTATGCATCTTTATAAAAAATATTAAGTGTGTATCTGTCAGTGCTTTCGCCAAATGATTGTAAATCAGAATGCATAATTTTGCTACCATTAAAAAATAAAGCTCTATTTTCAACAAATCCTATGTGTGAAGATAATTGATTATTATTAGCAAAGCCCGTGCCATTATTAAATAATGGTTCACCTTTTACAAACAGTAAAAAATTAGCAACATTACCCTTGTAGGTGTCTATGTGAAACATTGGCTCTTTGTTATTTTTTCTTACGTGAGCGCTTACAGATATTGGCTCTAAATTTCTATTAGGAAAAAAATAATTTTTAATTAATTTTAATAAAGGATCTGTGTGAAAACTTTTGGGAAATGTATGCCTTTTGCCATATGTGCGTCCGTGAGGATCATTAACTTCGGAATATTTTAAATTTATAAAAGTTTCTTGTAAAGATTCCAATGTTTCTATTGATAAAAAATTATCAACGTACATTACAAATTCAGTATTGCTATTGTGTTGCATACTCTACAGTTAAATATTCTATTTTTCTAACCCAGCCACGAGGTATAGATATAGCACCTCCACCATGATTATCATCTTTGTCTAAACACCATGATCTCATAATAACTATTTTATCATCATTATTAACAACCATATATCCAACCTCTTGACATACTGCTAGTGGAGCAGAAACAATATCTTTTATGTGCAACCAACCTGTTTCTGTATCTTTAGCATCATGCCACGTAATTCTTACCATAGGAAAAGGTGTATTAGATTTGTTGCTCATCCTTATCTTTTTTTCTTTTCACTTGTACATTAAAAGAAACAGATCTTCTTTCTTCGTCTTGTGTCCTGAATGGATAAACCATATGAGATAGCCAAGAAGGAAAAAGATAGATGTCTCCTACTCTAGGTGTTGCTTGAAATGTATGCCCATTAAAAGTTGCAGCTTGTCCACACTGCCATTGAATATCACCTACACAAGGAAAATGATCTTCATTTTCATATTCTTTTTTTAATCCTGGAGGTATTCTTAAATATATTACACCAGACAAATCACCATCATGAACATGTGAAGGATTAAAATCGCCCGCCCACTGTGATACAACCCACATACTTGTGATAAGTATTCTATCTACTTTATCCGGAGATATTGTATTGACCATAGGAGGTTGCTCTAAATATTTATGTATTATCATTTGTAAAGAATTACTCATGGCAGCAAACTCAGTAGATATCATCCACGCTGGAGGATATCTTACTTCTTGTTTTACATTACCTGCAAGATGCATTGAATGATCCCAATCCTTAGACATTTTTTCACTTTCCATAATCTCAGTTGCTTTATCATCTAACAATTTAATTAAAGATTCAGGTAATGAACCTTTGAAGATTGTGGGACCAAACGGCCTAAAGGCCTGAAATTCGTGCTGTAACTTCTCTGCCATTTTTATTCCTTTTCAACTTAGTATTTATCTATTGTCATATAACAATAATTTGCCTATAATTGTACAATTAATTGGCTTATTTCACAAGTCCTGCCAGCTTGCTAAAACAATCACATAAATTGCAATAGGAGATTATGCTAGGTAAGTTTTTTAAAAAAATTAAAGATGTAGCGGCTGATTTAAGCCCTTTCGCAGGTATAGCAGCTTCAGCATTTGGTTTAGGTCCACTGTACTCCACATTGATTGGTGCTGGTGCTCCGTTGCTCGCGGGCAAAGGCACTAGAGAAGCATTAGCTGGAGGCATTGGTGGATATTTCGGAGGAAAGACTTTTGGAGAAAATACATTAAAAGATGTAATAACAGATAAAGCTGTAAGAACAGCTGCAGGTGAAAGATTAAAACAAGCAGCGATATTTGAAAGTTTAGGTGCAAACAACCCATTAAGAAATCTACCAGGAGTTCTAGGTGGAACTGCATTTCTTTATGGAACAGGAGCTTTTGACAGTGATCAAGCTCCAAGTAATTTAATAGAAGATTTTACATATGATCCTGATCAAAATAAATTAATTACTTCAGGTGTATCAGATAAATTTTTAGAGGACGCACGGGAAGCAGATAGAATAGGCAATAATCCTGGTGACATTTATGAATTTTTAAGAAGTGTAGGATTGTTGAATAGTGGGGGCAATACAATGAAGTTTGATGATGGCAAAGGAACTGTTATGGGTATGACTCCACAAACACTCTCTAGAATGCCAACAACAGAGGAAAGAATTGAATCAGCAAATAGAATGGCTCAACTTGAAGGCTCTGAAGAATACGAAGCATACATGAAAAGATTAATAGAAGAACAAATTAAAAAAGGTAAACCAGAACCAGATACCTTTGTTTCAGATAGAGCGGGTAAAGGTAATTTTGCAATGGGTGGTGGTATTGGAGCGTTTGCAGATCCTAACGTAGTAGGTGGTGATAGAATAAATCCTACAGGTGGAAGATTAGTAGGCATGGGTTCAGGAAGACAAGATTTATTAGATGGTGAAATTGTAGATCCTAACACAGGAAAAACACAAGAAATATTAGTTAGTAATAATGAACACGTCATACCTGAATATACTTTGTTTGCACTAGGTGGAGGCGATACAGAAAAAGGTCAAAAAATGATGGATAATTTAAGAGCCGAAACAAAACCAATGGCAAAAGAAATGGGTTATGATTTTGCAGGTGCAGAGGATGGTAGCGTTAATTATGCTCCTCTTATGGCACAAGATGGTAGACAAACAGCAATGGCTGGACCTGGTATGAATATACAAGAGATAGTAAAGAAAATGATGGCACAAGGTAAATCTATAGAAGAAATCATGGCGATTATGTCAAAACTTAATATGGGCATGCCAAAACAAAGACCTATAACAGCTCAAGACGGCACGGGCACGGGATCTATTGGAGAGATGTTAGAAAAAATGATCAAACGACCAATGGGTGAATTTAAAATAAAAGGTGAAGATAGACCATTAGGTGACATGAAAGCAAAAATTCCTCCATCTATACCACCAACAATGAGTGAAGATGAATTGAAAAAAAGATTTGTTATGAAAGAATTTGGTATCAATCCTTTGGATGATGCTATGATTAGATTTTTTAGATCTGACCCAAGTGGATTCACAAAAATGTTTGGCAGGGAAGAGGCAGATAAAATACGTAAATCAATGAATATGAAAACACAAAAACAAATGGAAGATGAGGGTGCAGTATTTAGAAGAGATTCTGCTGAGATAATAGGATACAACATAGCTGATGGTATTGGCACAGATGAGGTAAATGGTTTAAAAAAGATGGGTATGCAAGATGGTGATGGTACTGAATTTTTAAAGGCAGGTTTAGGTAGAATGGTAAGAGATCTAGACCAAGCAAACATGATAGCGAGTCAAATATAATGTCAACAGAACAAATAGTAACGTATAGAAAACCAGAATTTATAGAAAAAGCACAAGCTGATTTAATTAAAGCAATTGAAGATTTTATTGTTAAACAAGCAGCTCAGGGCATTCCTGAAAGGGACATCGTAGGATTATCTCAAACACAAAAAGATGCTATAGAACAATTAAAAAAAGGGTTAGGATCATTTGATCCTGCTTTAACAAAAGCATTAGATGCTATTGAAAAAGGCACTACAGTTGCTGGTGAAACAAGACCAGATTTTACTACTAAAGGACAACAATTAATAGACTCGGCCATAGCGACAAAATTTGATCCTACAAAAGACATTGATCCATTTATTAGTCAATATGATAAATTTGTTATTGATGAAATTAATAAACAAGCAGCTCTTTCAGAGAAAAAAATTGATGATGCTGCTACAAAAGCAGGTGCATTTGGCGGAAGTAGAGAGGCCGTTGCCAAAAGTTTGGTAGATGAGGCAAGATTATCAGCAATAGGTAAAACAAAGGCTGATACTTTTGATAGAGCATTAAAAGCAGCTCTCGGTACTTTTGGTCAAGAAGAAAGCGAAAAACTTAAGGGTGCTCAATTAGCTCCATATTTTACATCTGCAGATTCAAAAGCACAGTCAGATCAAGCAAAATCTTTGTTTGCGGGTGCTCAAGTTGGAGGTGGTTTAGCTAAAATAGCAAGTCAATTAGGGTTATCAGACATATCTGCATTACTTGGTGCAGGTTCGTTAGAACAAAAAGCAGCTCAAGATGCAGCTAATATTGAGTTTCAAAATATTATGGCTGCCACAGATAGACCTTTATCTTTGTTTGGATTTTTATCAGATGTTGTTAGTGGTTTACCATCGGATCAGGGAACACAAATTAGACAGCAATTTGGCAGTGAAACTTCACCTTTACAAACTGCTTTAGGTTTTGGATCTGCAGCTTTAGGATTTCCTGGATTAGTCAGAGATGGCGGTGACATGGGTATGATAGAGAAAGGGATAATGGCATTGCAGCATGGAAGTAAATCCTAATTCAAGTTTATACGATTTTGCTGATGACAATTCAGCATTTTTAAACAGTCCAGTTTTAATGTCTGAGCTAATTAACATTAGAGACAATTACGAAAATATGGATTTGGGTGCATTAAAACAAGCATATTCAAGATTAACTACAGATCTAGCCAGTCTTTCAGGCGCAGGTGAATTAGAAAAAGAAGTAAGAGCACAAATATCCTTACAACAAGGCACTTTGTTTGATGCTAATAATACTGGCGCAGTAACTAATGACACTAGTTATGATAATACCCAAGAATCAATTAAAGAAACTAGCACAACGAGTGTTAATTCAAATCTCTCAGATTATAAAGATTTTGCGCCACCTTCGGACATATCTAAAGCAGATACAAATGAAGTTTTATATAATCTTAATGATGATAAACAGAAAGCATTTTATGAAGAAGAAATAAATAAAACAAACACTACAATATCTGAAGCTGAATTTAATTCTAGATTTACAGGTAATGAGTTAAATCAAAATATAACAGATGCGTCTATCGCTAACATTTCATCATCAACTTTTAATAATGCGGCAATGGAAGCTGCTAACGTTGGATTTAATAATTTAAAAAAAATGGAAGGAGCAATGACTCCTGAAGAAAAGAAACAAAGAACACAAACATTAATAGAAGAATTAAAAGATACTATAGGTTTTAAAGAGGGCGTAGATCCAAACTTATTGTTTTTAAAATTCGGAATAGATGTTTTAAATGCAAGAACTACAAAAAAGAAACCACTACCACAAGTCTTTGATTTGTTTGCACAAGCATTAGCACCCACTGCAAATTTTTATTTTCAAGAAGCCTCAAAGAAAAAACAAGACTTAAAAGAATTAGGGCTAACAGCATTTAGTTTAGTAAAAGAAGAAGATGATAGAGCAAAAAGAATGTATCAACCAACAGGAAATTTAACTGCAGTGCAATTAATTGACTATAATGATGAAGGAACTATTACTGGGCAACTAGATTTTTTTAAAAATTCTTCAGTGCCAGCAGAAATTGAATTCTATTCTAATTTAAAATATCCAAGCACCATAGGAGGTGTTCCTGTTCCTGAAAATTTGGTTGGAAAGAATATGTTTACGATAACTGCTCCTGGTATGGCTACAGATCAACCAAGTAGTAGTGGTATATTAGGTGGTGACGACAAAGCCATAGCACAAAAAGAAGAAGAAACTAAATTTCTTGAACAAGGTTTAAATGCAGTTTTAACAGCTCATGACATCGGTAGATTAAATGAAATGCATAACAAGGCAGTATTTGGATCAGTCTATGAAGCGAATATGTTTATGAAAACTTTGAGAGGTATAGTAGGGGATTACACCGGGGAAGTTGCTAACATCTTAGGGTTTAGTGATTTTGATTCGTCAAAAATAAATGAAAACATGTCTACATTACAAAAACAAATAACCACTGTAAATCAATTAGGTTATAATATAAATGAACAAGCCATAGTAAATGATATTGATGGATCATTTAGAAATATTGTTCAAACAATAAATGCATCAGACATGACATCTGCAGACAAACAAGAAGCTTTGTCAAATGTTACAAGTTATTATACAGATGTTAAACAAAATATTCTTGATAAAAATTTAGATTTAATAAATATCTTAGAAGCTCAAAGCACTTTTGCTTTTGCTAGATACTTACAAGGCTCTAACAGACTATTAAAAGACGTTATTGCTGAATCAAGAAAAGTTGTACAATTAGGTGGTTTGAATAACAATCACAGAAAAACAATGAATAGATTAGAAGGATTAATAAATTTTTATGTCAACAACTACAATGCAACCATAAGACCTTTTCATAATACTGATGATTTTGAAAAATTTAAAAAATCAGTAGTCATTGGTAAAGATGGAAAAATAACTGTTGTAGGTGGTGAATATGGTGGAGTGCAAGAAGGTGCTGCATTTGGAACGATACAAAATGGTGTACAAACTAATCAAGGAACTCTTGATTATTTAGATGAAAAATTTGGTGAGGGTTTTTCAGAGGAATATAATTTAAGATGATGTTACAGATAGCAGAACTAGCACAAATAAGAATGAATCGTCTAAATGAGACAGGTGAAAAATTACCACAAGCACAAGATGGAACACCTACTATGTTGCCACCTGGCAGTGAATTACCTACTTTTTTGGGATTTCAACAAGCAGCTGAAGAAGCAACTGGAACAACAAGATATGATCCAAAAAAACATAAAATGACTCCTGACAAGTTTAGAGCAGGTGTAGCTGAGATTACAAAAAAAGGCATAGCTGATGGTTTATCACAAGCAGAAATAATTAAATCTATAGATAGTTTTCAAGGTTTAGCTGGTTACACTGACAGAGAATTAAATCCAAGATTAATTGAAGGCGATGATGTTAAACTAGATAATTATAACACGCAAATGGTAAATCCTTTTCCTGCGTTAAAATTAATATTAGGTTTAGGAGGATCACTTGGCGGTACGTTAGGTGGTGCTAAATTAGGAGCAAGGTTAGGATTATTTGGAGGACCAGCAGGTGCCGTAGCAGGATCTATCGTCGGTGGAACACTTGGTTACCTTTCAGGATTAGTAGGATACGAAAAATTATTAGATAATCTTAATGAAAAAAAGATGTTGTATACACCTACATATAACGAAATAGGTGAGTTTCTTGGTTTTGAACAAGGTATTTCAAGACCAGATGCTGAAACATTTAAAGAATATTTACAACATGAAGCAAAAATAGATTTAGCATTTGGTGCAGGTTTTGGTTTTTTCAGACCGGCAGTCAATTTATTAAGGCCCATAGGTAGAAGATATGTACTTGGTGTAGGTGCAAAAGAAACCAAAGAAGCAAAAGAAATACAAAGATTAACAGGTATTACTCCATCAGTATTTGATGTTTCTAGGTATAAACTAATAAGAGCTATACCGAATGCTTTGGGTAGAATGCCTATTTATGGTGCAGGAGTGCAAAGAGCTTTTGAGGAAACACAAACAGCATTTATTAAAGCTGCTAAAAATATTTTTATGGATGGACCCACTTATAATTTAGCAAATCTTGGAATAGATTTGTCAAAAGTTAGAGATGGAATTACAAAAACTATTGTAGGTAATGTTAACAAAAAATATACAAATTTTTTTAATGCAATCGGCAATAAACAAATGATTGACTACTCTGATGTTATTAATGAAGCAAGGAAACAAAAAGCTTTTATTGATGAGCTAACTTTAGGATCACCTAATTCTCCTATATTACAGAGTGACATGTATAAATCGTTGCAAAATTTAGCAACACTGCAAACAAATATGGCTACAGGTGCTGCATGGAAAGTTAATAGATCTTTAGTAAATGATCAAATTTATACATACGGTATTAAACCTAGAACAGGTGACATACCTGAGTTACGTGATGCTTTATTTGAAGTTTCAAAAAAAATGGAAAAAGCTTTGGGTAAACATGCAAAGAATATTGACAACGGTGATGAAATAATGCGTTTGCTAAATGTGGCAGATCAAGCTTATTCTGATATGGTAACATTGTTTGCAACGCCATCTGCTAAAGCTCTAGGAGCAGATTCTAAATTTGCTTTTCAAGCGTTAATTAAAACTCCAGGTAACGTTGAAAGTGATCGTTTGTTTAATGTTGTGTTTCAAGATTTTAGAAGTCCAAAGGCCGTTGAGTCAATGCGAAGATTAATGGGTGATGAAATGTTTGCCAAAGGTGTAAAGGCAAAACTTCTAAGTGCATTTGAAGATAGTTTCTCTTTTACCAAAGGTGAAAAGCCAGGTATTCTTGATTTTGATATTAAAGCTTTTGAAAATTTTGATAACTTAACTTTTAATGCAACAAAATTTAAAAGAATATTAGGTTTAGATGAAATAGGTAAATCCTTAGAAACAAAAGGGACAGCGTTAGCAGAGGCTTTGTCAGTAGCTGGCAAAAGAGTCAAATTACCTGACGCTAATAAATTGCTTGCATTTTCTAATGCTGCAGAAGTTTTCTTTAATGGTAAAAACTTAAACGTATCACAATATCTTGCAAGAAGAACAATGTTAGGCGGATCAAAAGCATTTACAACTGCGATACTGCCTATAGCAGGAGCAGGTTTTGCTGGTGCTGTGGCTCCAGGAGTAGGTTTGACACTACTAGGAATATTAGTAGCTAGAAAACTTGGTTATCTTTTAGCATCACCTATGGCACTTGACAGTGCAACAAAAGCAATGAATGCTAGTGCAAAAGCAGCATTGAACCCATTAAAAATGCCAACATTTAAAGGACCTTTCTTAGGTAAAGGTGGCATTACTGGATACAATACAGTTGAGGCAGCATTGCCTATTAGTGAAAGATATGCTTTAGAAACAATTGAAACATTATACAAACAGTTTCCAGAACTACCAGGCGAATTAGATAACGAATTCAATGCTATACAAGCAAGAACAGATGGTAATGATATGACTGCATCTGAATTTTATTTAAAATCACAAGAAAGTTTAAATAATCTTGGCACAATGTCTGCTGTAGATGAGTTTTTAAATCAAAAGTATGATAATAGAGGTGTCATCAGACCAACTATTTTTGGTTCAGGAACTAGTCAAGCAGAGCAACCAGCAGCTGTAAACCCTGCATCAACAATTATTGAAGAGCAAAAAACTGCAGATCAACCTGTTAATGTAGCAGCAAATGTTCCAGCAGGCGCTGGTAACCCAGTTGGTAACATTAATCAATCATCAAGATTAGCCTTGCTAGATGACGATCCATTAGGTAAAGCTATTGCCATGAGAGGACAAACGTAATGCCACACGCACCTGGACATGGAGGAGATTTTGGAGCTCAATATTCCCAACAAATAGCAGACACTGCATCAAAGATACGTGGTTTAGAAAACACTAAAACGTTTCAACAAATTGTAAATGAAGCAGCATCGCAGCAATTACAAAATATACAAGATCAACAAGGACAACCAGGTTTTGAAACAACTTTATTAGATGATCAAGGCAGGGGACAAATAACTGCAGACTTCGGCAAACGTAGTGGTAAATTTAACGATATAAGAGACAAACTTAATACACAAGGATATGGAGCTTTGAATGAAGCAGAAAAATCAATAGCAAATGTTTATCTTGGTATAACCGGAGGTCCAGGCTCTGTCCCAACAAACTTTGAAAAAGCAATTGATGATTTTATTAAATTTGAACCTGGAGGGCGCGAAGCATATTTAGCTGACTCTGGTTTATTAGGTGCATTAAATGTTGCTGCAACAACTATACCTGAAGCAGTTGCTGAGAAGAGTATTATTGGTAATGTTATATCTTCAGCTTTTAATAAAGCCAAAGATGCAGGTAAGTTTGTTAGTGGTCTTTTTCCACAAGGATTTATGCCCGGCATGGGTGATGAAATAACTAGATTTACAACACAATTAGCAGGGGCGCCAGCCGGTGCAAAAGAGGATTTTACTACTATGTTGGGTATTAATAAAGATGACGATCCTGTGAAAAGTGTATTAAGAGAAGAACTAGATATAAAAAAGAATACTTCTAACGATATTTCCCCCGACACTTTCATGCAGGCCGAGGCTCGTAGTCCAGGAATAGAAGGTGTAGATTTCTTAGGAGGCACTCCAATATCACAAGCTTTATCGGGCACCACTGGTGTTGATTTATCTAGATTTATAGATCCTAACACAGGTAGAACCAGATCTGATGTTAAACCTCAATTTCAAAATTTAAATTTAGGTCAATTGCAAAATTTAATTAGAGATGAATCAGGATACTTTGACAGAGTAATTCAACAATTAGGTTTAGGTGGTAGATGATGCTGTCAACAAGAGATTGGATATGGGTAATTGTCATAGCTGCAGGTATAGCTAGCACTTATGGTATGCTCGCGAACCGCGTAACGGCATTAGAATCACAAATAAAAGATCTAGATATGTTGCGCATAGATGCACGACTAGCTGTTATAGAAGAACAAGTAATACAAATAAATAGAAAATTAGATTAAATATCTTTTCTTACGTCCTCAATACATTGAACTTTAAACGTAAAATATTTATTCATGTCAAACTTCATAAACTTTCTGCCCATATCTTGACACACTTTAAGATCTTCAAACTTTTCTTGATAAATCATTTGATTGCCAGTGTATACCCATGCACTGCCATTAAAACCCCACAAGCTTACTACCAATAAATAAATCTTAATCATTCTTATAAAAGTAGCACTTTCCATCATCAGTTACCATGAGTAATTTTACACCCATGTTCTTTTGAATATCAGATAATTTTCTTCTTATTTTATATCCAGCAAATCTGCCTGTTTTTCTAATGCTTTCGCTTTTTACGTCTATCTTTATTATGTTTCCGTCCATATCCATTGCGATTAAGTCGCAAGGACCAAGTCCACTTACATTACTATAGACGTAGTATTCGTGTTTAGTTAACCACTCTATAGCTCTCCAATGATTTAAAAAACCTTTTTTATGTTTTGCATCAATCACTAGCTTCTCCCCAATTACGCCCTTCGTTAACGTCTACTTTATTAGGAACGTTGAGCTTAACTGAGGATTGCATGATTTCTATAATCTTTGACTTTTGTTTCTCGTCCTCAACAGAAAAATCCAACTCATCATGGATTTGTATCAAAGGGAGTAATCCTTCAGATGCTAGATCTACCATAGATTTTTTGGTTTGATCTGCAGCTGACCCTTGAATTAATCTGTTGAGAGCTCGAAACGTACCCGCACGTTGAATCTTGTGTAGTCCGGTGCCATATTCTCTCTCTGCATCTTCTTTAGGTAAAGGTCTAAAAACACCCCACTCTGTAGGAACCCAAAGATTAAATCGACACTTCCTGCCCATTAGTGTGCGAATAAATCCGTTCTTCTCTGCTTTTTGTGTGGCTATATCAATAAGAGCTTTAATGAAAGGAACTCTACTATGATATTTATTAAACAATTGTTTTGCATCATTTAAGTCCATATTTAGCTCACCAGCAAGCTTTTTAATGCCCATGCCATATGATAAGCCAAGATTAATAGTTTTTGCACTCTTTCTATTAATATCGGCCATATCAGCAATCTGTTGATGAAAGTCTGTGCTTGGATCTTTGTAAGCTTCTACAACATCTCTTACTCCAGGTAACTCTTTGCCATTTCTTCTAACATCATAGGCAAAATGAGTCATAATCCTCGGTTCTTGTTGTGAATAATCAAAGGTGCCCCATGTTTGACCTTCTTCGGGCAAAAATAACGTTCTAATAATATTCTTTACTTCTTTGTTTCTTGCAGGCATCTGTTGTAAGTTTGGATTTTGCATGGATATTCTGCCTGATACTGTGCCACCCATGTCATTGCGCAACTGATTAATAGAAGCGTGTATTCTTCCATTATGTGCGTGTTTCTTAATAGTTTCTACAAAAGTAGTTCTAGCCTTATTTATCTCTCTTAGCTGCACTACATTCTTTGCCAAATCAGATTCATGATTAGACAAAAAGTCTTTGTCAAATTTAGGAGCTTTTGATTTTTCTGTCCTGTCATATTTAATACCTTTTGCATCAAATGCTTTTGCAATAGATCTTGCATTGAATGGGTCTATAGCTACTTTTGTATCTTTAAATATTGCATCAAGGATTTTCTTCTCTCTTTTTATTAAATCCTTTTCTGTAATATCTGCCTTCTCTAAATCAACTCTTACACCCTTTTGAATCATCTTAAATATTGTCGGAAACAATGCCATCTCTAAATCAAAAACTGTCATCATTTCTTCATCTTTTATTAATTGTAAAAATTTGTTATATAGTTTTAATGTTAATACAGCGTCTTGTTCAGCGTATGGTCCAACGTTCATGGCTGGCATCTTGTACATTTCTGCTTTTGCATCGGCGGCATATTCAATCGCGGCTTTATAGAGACCTGATTCGCTTTTCTTATCATCTAAATAATCTTTGGATAAGTTATTAAGACTATAACTTAATCTATTTTCATCTACTAAAGCTCCCATTATCATTGTGTCTACCATTTGCCCGTGGACCGTTAACCCCATTTGTGAAAGCCAACCAACATCATAAGAAGCGTTATGAAAAACTTTTATTGAATTATTATTTAATATTTTTTTTAAATTTCTTTTAAGAACTTTCTCATCAAAGTTTGGTCCTATCTTGTGTTTGATGGGGAAATAACCTTTCCAACCTTCAATCGCTAGGGCAACACCAATAACTTTGCCATCATTTCTAGTCCAACCTGGACCTAAACTTTTAATATTAGGATCATGTGTTTCAAGATCTATTGATATTATATCAGAGTCAAAAACTGCATCAGGAATATTTTCTGGTAACAGCCACTCTTTTTCATCTAATGCCATTACGCGTATAATTCCTTAAATGCGTATTCATGATTTTGTTTTACGATATATAAATTTTGTTTTGCTCTGGTCATACCAGTATAAAAAACTTTTCTGACTTCATTTATATTTTCTTTTAAACCTCTTTTACCTGCAGGTGATAAATCAGAAAACATAATTACATTGTCTGCTTCACCTCCTTTTACTGCATAAATAGTATTAACAACTATGTTTGGTTCTTGATTTAAATTAGTGCCGTTATTAAAAACTTTTTCAATATAAACGACATCTGGATTATCAAGATTGTCTAACGCTTCATGCCACTTCCAATCTGCTTCAGCAAGTAATCCTAATTCTTTAACATCATTAAAATTATATTTTTTATCTATGTCTATGCTATCTACTTTTTTCTTAGCACCAATTTTTAAACTTGCATTAGGCTTATTCTTATTTCTACTTTTCATAAAATTAAATAAATTTTTTATTGAGTCCGCGTATACTTGATCACCTTTTTGTAACTTCTTCCAAGTATTAATCGCATAGATTACTTCCTCTCTAATTGATAGGTCACCTCCTCTTTTATAGAACAAACCACGTTTACGCAACTCTCGGGTAACATCATTAAGCATATAGCTGCATGTTGCTAAAAAATAGTAAGATCCGGGTAATTCATAATTAATAAATTTTTCGTTTTCTAAATAAATTATTTTACCTCCGTCCTTTACAGCGCTCCAATCTTTTTGTTCTCTTAAATGTTTTGGTATTCTTTCTATAAGTTTTCTAGACTTTTCTGCTATGTTTCTAGGCACTCTATAAGACTTGTCCAACACTCTAGATTTTCCCTCTAAGTTCTTGAAATATAACGCTTCTGCACCTGCCCACTCATAAATTTCTTGATCATCATCTCCTGCAACATAGACCCTATCTGCTTTTGCTGTAAATTTTTTAACAAGAGCCCATTGTAATTTTGTTAGATCTTGAGCTTCATCTACAATAACTACTTTTAATTTTGGTACATCAACATCTTCATCAACAATAAATTCAATACTGCCAGTATAATCATAAACATCTAATTGTTTTTTATGTTCTATTAATAGATCGCTAACTTTTTCTAACATTAAATAACCACCCTCTGGTATTCTATTTCTTTGACTAAATTCTTTAATACTTAATCTTTGCTGTCGAGCTTTATTAATTAATGATATATATTTGTTTGATGCTATCTCTCCTCCCATTTCAGATTGTGTCTTGTCTACTTTTATATCTGTATCACCCGACACTCTGTGTTGTTTCATTAAGTTTGCAAACTCAAACCAATGTTTAGTTGTCATCTTGTTCTTAGGTTGGAATCCACCGACTTTCCAAGCTATACTATGCAAGGTGCTAAAGTATGGAAATTTTTTAGAATCGACTTTCAAAAGCTTACTAGCCCTTGTTACCGCCTCGATTCTGGCTTTCTTTGTAAAAGTCAAAAAAGCAATATCATCAGGTGTACAGTTTTCTTTCAATTCTTTTTCAACAATATCCAAAAGAGTTTTTGTTTTACCCGTTCCTGGCGGTCCAAATATTTTATAGATTTCAGTCATGTTAAAAAGGTGTCTCGTCTTCTAAGCTCTGCACTGGCAAAGGTGTATTATCGAAATTAAATGATGGCATGTACCATAAATGCTCTAACGCACCTTTGACTCTTTTCTTTTTACTACCACCATCAAGTTCTCTTATTCTCCCACAAATTTGTGTTTCGTTATAGTCTGCAAACTTTCTTGATTTAAGAAAAGACTCTAACGCACTTAAAGTAAACCAGGACACATCATCTTTATCTGTAAACACTTTATCAATTAAAACTTCATCTATAGATAACGCTTCACCATTCTCTCTCATAAATGATTTAAGATGTTCATCAAATCTACCTTGCTTTGTTATTTCTTTAGGCATCTCTATTACGTCACAATTTTCTAAAAGAAAGTTTACTTTTGCTGACCAATCAACTTCTTTCATCCTTGGTGGCAACTCTGTTAGTACATCCATACATCGTTTTCTAAATTTGTTTTGATCATACAAAGTATCTGTATCTAGTTCCATACGTTTACCATCAACGTTTAAAAACCAAACAGGTTGATCACTTTCTAATTTAGTAAGATCTGTCAACTGATGTTGATAGGCGGACCCTATGCCATGTTTTCTTAATTTACATTGCACAGGATTACAAACAGAACACATTGGCTGGTCTTTACACTTGTATTGATAATCTTGTTTCTCATGTTGTTTTATTGTTTTGTTAACTTGTTCTATTGATAGTTCTGGAGAAAAGTATTGATAATTAAATTTACCAATCTTTGTTTGCCATGAGTCTGGAAAAGCTTTCTTCGCATAAACTGCATACTGATACAAAACTTGATCACGGCCGCCCTCTGATATACCCATCGACATTAGTGTTTGTAAACAAGGAGGACCATCGTCCATCTCCACTGCTATCTCTCTTTTTGCTTTTCTTTTTGTTAGTTGACTTTTAGTCAACGACACCGCGTCGACTTTTGTATAGAATTCTTCTAATGTCATGCTTTCGCCTACATCGTTAAATGCATAACGAAAAGAATCATCTCCACCATGGTATGGAAGATTTAAAAAATTACCTACGTCACCACGTTCGGTGTTAATGCTTATTTGTTTTGGAAAGACTTCTGTGTTTGCATGCCCGAGGTCCGCTGACCATTCTATTAATTTACTTCGAACAATCTTTGCAGGCACCCACTCAGATAAAAATAAAAAAATGTGAGCACCACCACTCTTTGATCTTGCTACAATTAACGGGAGCTCCAGCTTCTGTATTTCTTCAACGATGGCCTTATGATCAATTGGATAAGTATCCACATCAATACAACCCCAACGACACATGCTGTCATCATTGATAGGAACAATGCCAAGAGAAGGATTGTCGCCACGTAAGTGAGTGCGCCACATATCATCTGTAACAGGCGTTTTCTTAATGTAAGCTTTGCCGCCTTTTTTGCCTTTTTCGTCGAGATCACCAGCAATGTATTCGCCATGTGCTCGGTCTAGACCACTAAATATATCTTTAAATTTTTCAAACATTTTGACCTCATGTAAGTGGTGTGTGTTGAGTCATAAAACGGCGAAGTTTTATATGGTTTCAACCCAACACACCCACGCGCAACAACCAACGGTACACATGAGGTCATCATAGTTTTCCCATTCATTGTTACGAACCTGTACCCTAGAATTTCACGCCAGAAATTTCTTCAGCATCCTGTGCACTATTAGAGTTTGGAGTGACATCAGCCATTTCCTCCTGCTGCTCTTCGTCATGATCTGGAGCTATTCCAACTTCCCCCTGCTGGAATGATTTAGCAAAGCTGATGCAGGATTCTAGGGTATCCTTATTTGATACCATATCGAGTCTTTCAATAACCCAACTATGTACAGGGTTACCACCGACTTGTTCTAATGTGGTACCTAACTTGTATATAAACGAATAACTTGGTGGATTTTGAATGACTCTACCAGCTACCTTTAGAATAGCAGTCTTTTGCATATACAACCACATTCTACTTTTTTTCATCTGTGAAACTTTCATAGTGATCAAAGCTTTAGATAGCGGTAGGTCATCTTCGTCTAGAACCACAACCAAATGATTCGCAACCTCTTCAATGTAATTACCATTAGGTAGATAATTTAAATTATCTTTTTCATCCTTTTTGGTTTTACTCATTATGTCAGATGTTGCAGGATAAGTATTAACAGGTGCTTTTCTTGAAGTCTGTCCTCTCTTCTCCCACTCAACATAATTTCTAAAAAACTCACAAGGCACAACACGTATGCCCGCCTCGCCGTCAAATGTTTCTTTGTTAGCTTTATTAATTATATTGCCTGGCGTATTACCTTTTACTGTCTTGTCACTAATTTCTGGTGACATAGGTTGTAAGATTTGAAACCTAGGTATTAGTATATCTTGGGTGGTAACATTACCTAACCCATCTCCAACGTTTTGTATTATTAATTCTAATGCCTCATCTACTTCAGCTACTGCTGTAGATTTTTTAGTGGCAGGTACTCCTTTAGTTGCCATGATGACCTCCTATTTATTTTTTATTTTAACGTCGTGATAACGAAAGATACCAAACACTTCTTCTGGAAAAGCTTTTCCTTGTGCTGCGTATTTTTCTATAGTCTCTCTGCACCATGCATCGAGAGTATTCCATGCAATGCCCTGTTTTTCCATGGGCA